CTGCCTGATTACCTTGGTCAACAGCAATCAGGCAGCAGCTATGTCAATCGGGATTTTGTGGGCGCACGCCTTGAACCCGCCGAAATCCTTGCACTGTTGCAGCTCTACACCGCAGGCACCATCACACAGAAAACACTGTTGGATCAACTGGCGCAAGGTGAAGTGCTGGGTGATGACTTTGACGTAGAAGAGGAACTGGAGGGCACTCAATCGGGTGGCTTGATTGAGCTTGGTGGCCCTGAAAACCTTGGCGCTGAAGATGTAACTAGCGAAGAAATGATGGCTGAAAATAACGATGACGCTATTGCTGAACAATGACGCAATCAGGCGTAACACCTCGCCTGCTCAACGTTGAGCAATTCAAGCGGCGGATCAACCGCAAAGATCCTGTTGCCAACATCTACCGCAACGCCATTGATCTAAACCGTTTCAGTAACGCTGTCGCCGGTCAGATTGTTCGTGATTACAACAGCATCATCTTGAGTGCCGTTGACGATCTAAAACGTATTGACCTTGGCGTACCCACGGCAGGCGGTGGCATCGTCAGCCCAGCATCAGTTCAGGCGCAACGGCTTCGTGTCCTATTGGCTCAACTGAGGGAATCGCTGGATAGTTGGGCAGAACGAAGCACGGCATACGCAGCCACTGAACTGCAGGGTCTAGCCGAGCTTCAAACAGAATTTGTCACTGATCAATTGCGGCTTGCTGTCGCTGGCGGTGAGGCTGGCGCTCGTGGCATTGAGCCAAGCGTTGTTGCTCAGCAGGCAGTCAACACCGTTGAAGTGGCACCAAACTTTGCCGCCACAGTGGCCACTGTTGATCCAACGGATATCAACTTCACGTTGCCTGGTACAGGCGGCTTCAACCTTACGGCTGGCCAAGGTGCCGCGATCACGTTGCCGAATGGGCAGGTTATTGAGAAGACATTTCGCGGTTTAGCCGAATCGCAGGCGCAGCGTTTCAACACCACAATTAGAACAGGCATTCTTGCTGGCGAGCCAACACCACAGATTGCACGGCGTTTGATCGGTAACCTTGATTTCGGGCAACTGGCCAAGACCGCAAAACAGCAAGCCTTAGCCGGTGGCGAGCTGATCAAGATGGCTGACCATCAGGTATTGACCGTTGTGCGTACAAGTGTGCAGCAGGTGGCCAACACAGCCAGTCAAAATGTCTATCAAGCCAATCAAGACGTAACTAAGAAATACCGTTACGTTGCCACGCTGGATAGCCGCACCTCAGCAATTTGCCGCAGTCTTGACGGGAAGGAATACGTCTACGGCAAGGGACCACAACCGCCTGTTCATTTCAACTGCAGGTCAACAACCATCCCAATCGTTGATTACCGCGCCCTTGGTCTGCGTCCGCCAGAGGAAGTAATCGGTGAAGGCAAGCGTGCTGCAGAAGGTGGTCAAGTTTCAGCCAGTACAAACTACGGTCAGTGGCTACAGAAGCAACCAAAGGCATATCAGGAAGAGGTGCTCGGCAAATCACGCGCCGCCTACTTTGACCGTCTTAGCCAGAAGTTTGGCCCGCAACAGGCATTAAGCCGGATGGTGCGTGAAGACGGATCTGAAGTGCCACTTAAAGTGTTGCAAGAACGCTACGGTTCAAACAATGGCTAAAAAGCCGACCAAGGCCGAAAAGAAGATTGGCAAGGTAATGAAGGAATACAAGGAAGGCACGCTGCACAGCGGCAAGCCAGGAAAAGGCAAAGGCCCAACTGTTAAAAGTCGCAAACAGGCAATCGCCATTGCACTGAGCGAAGCCGGCAAGGCACGCAAACCCAAGGGTAAAAAGTGATGGCTATCGGTATCGGTTCCCGCGTTAGCTGGACTTATCAAGGCACCACCACCTATGGCGTAGTCACCGGCAAGGCTGGGCGTCGCGCCAGTATCACCGGTCCATCCGGCGGCACTGTCACTCGTGTTGGCACTGACGATGACCCGGTATTGCGGATTGAATCAGAATCAACCGGTAATCCTGTTTTGAAAAAGCGGTCAGAATTAAAAGAAGCGCCGAAGCGTAAATGAAAGGCAAGATCTGGCAGGGCGGTTGCACTTACCTCAAGTGCTCGGATGGCATGATTGAGGGCCGTTTTGTCTTTCCTTGCCCAAATAGCCCTGAGGTGCTTGGCGCCTTAATGGGAAGACTGGCTGAGGGCGTAGAAGTCATCACCTGTACCGAGGATGATGATGAAGACGACAACGAGGATGACGATGATTGAGTATCGCGGCGAAAAGTTTGACGGCTACAACAAGCCCAAACGCACGCCTGACCATCCAACCAAGTCGCACGCTGTCTTGGCCAAGGAAGGCGACAAGGTAAAGCTGATTAGGTTCGGTCAGCAGGGCGTATCAGGCTCACCACCACGAAAATCAGAATCGGAATCAGACAAAATACGAAGGGCATCATTTAAGGCCAGGCACGCCAAGAACATCGCCAAAGGCAAGATGTCTGCCGCATTCTGGGCTGACCGCAGTAAATGGAGCTAACTGTGTTCTTGTTTGTGAATCCAGTCCTTTAGGCCCATCACATACGCCCGCAATGCCTGCGCATTCCTTGCGTGCCACGGGTCACCCGTCGCCAAATACTCCATCATGTGCAGATCCACTGCCTTCAAACAGTGGTGAATAATTGGGTTCCATGGTCCGCGTACCGGTGTATCCCACTCGCGCCGTGACATGACGTGACAAGGTGTAAACCTACCTATACACTCTGATCGTTACCCTACGGGTCATTCATGTCTGAAGAGCAACTGCAGGAAGCTACGCCGACTGCATCCGGTGATGATCTTGACGCGCTTAAACGCAGCGTTGAGGCCCTAGAACGCAAAAACTTTGAGCTGATTGGCAAGCTTAAAGAAGCCAAAGAAAAAACGCCCAATTTGCCCGATGGTTTGAACGTTCAAGAACTTGTTGACTTCAAGCGAAAGAAGGAACAGGAAGAGCTTGAGTCGAAAGGCAAATACGACGAAGCCCTGAAACAATACGCTCAGCAATTTCAAGAGCGTGAAGACGGCTACAAAAAGCGTATTGCCGAGCTTGAATCACAATTGACGGTCAATCAGCTTGATAATCGTGTCGTTGCAATTCTTGCTGAACAGGGTGCTCACAACCCACACGATGCGCTGCGCCTAGTGCGTGATCAGTTAAAGCTTGATGACAGCGGCAATCCCATTGCTGTTGATGGTTACAACGAAATTCCCATGGATCAGTGGGTCGAACGCCTTAAAGCTGAACGTGGCTATCTGTTCAAGGCCCCTAACGTCAAGGGCTCTGGCGCACCTGTCGGCACAAAGGTCAGCAGCACCGATATCCCGGTCGGTATCAAAAACCCATTCCTGCCCGAAAACTTCAACCTGACCGAGCAGTCACGCCTGTTCCGCACGGATCGTGATCTGTACGAAAAGTTGAAAACTGCAGCGGCTTCTGCTTAAGATGTAACCGTTAAACGCGAATGGTTACGCCGTTCCGTTATTGGGTTACGCCCGCAAACAGCAAATTCCCTGAGGATTCATCATGGCGACTCTTCGCTCTGATGTCATCATCCCCGAGATTTTTACTCCGTATGTGATCGAGCAATCGACTCTGCGGAATCAGTTTCTTGCCAGCGGCGTTGTGCAGCCCATGGCGGAACTGAATGCAACCGAGGGTGGTGACTTCGTAAACGTGCCTTTCTGGAAGGCAAACCTGTCTGGCGACCTGGAAGTTCTTACCGATTCCACCAGCCTGACTCCTGGCAAAATCACTGCTGACAAGCAAGTTGGCGTGATCCTGCACCGTGGTCGTGCCTTTGAGGCCCGTGACCTTGCTGCTCTGGCCGCAGGTTCTGACCCCATGGCTGCCATCGGTCAAAAAGTTGGTGAGTACGTTGCCAACCAACAGCAGGCCGACCTGTATAAGTGTCTGGAAGGTGTGTTCGGCAGCCTGACCGGCTCTGACTCCCCTGCTTTTGATGCTCTGCGTTTTGACACCAGCGGCGCAACTGCTCTTGGTCCCCGCCAGGTGGCTAAGGCTCGCGCAATCCTGGGTGATCAAGGCGACAAGCTGACCGCTGTGGCCATGCACTCGGCTTGCTACTACGACCTCGTGGAGCGCAAGGCGATTGACTACGTGACCAACACGGAAGCACGCCTGAGCACTGCTGCAACTGGCGCCAGCACCATCAACGCTGTTGGCGGTTCTGTGGCTGCTGCCTACGGTGACGTTCGTGTTCCGACCTACATGGGTCTGAATGTGATTGTCTCTGACGACATCAGCAACAGTGCCGGCAACTATGCCTGTTATTTCTTCACCTCTGGCGCTATTGCCTCCGGTGAGCAGGCTGCCATGCGTACTGAAACCGACCGCGATATCCTCGCCAAGTCGGATGCCATGTCGCTGGACATGCACTACATCTACCACCCGGTAGGTGCTAAGTGGGCCGTGACCACCACCAACCCGACCCGCGCACAGCTGGCCACCGTTGGTAACTGGTCGAAGGTGTACGAAACCAAGAACATTGGAATCGTGCGTGCCACCATCACTTCCAACTTTGATTGAGGTAATTAGTCATGCCTTCCTCAATCTTTGAACTGACTTCTGACCTTGCTGTCCTGAACATCAAGGCTTCCCAGAAGACTGTTACTGCCGCCAGTAACGAAGCAACCACCCTCACTGCTGCACAGTGTGTTGAGGGCGTTGTGACCATGACCCCTTCTACCGGTCGTGCTCTGACCACCCCCACGGGCGCTGAACTCAAGACCTTCTTTGGTGGGCAACTTGAAATCGGCACTAGCTTTGAGCTGACCGTGGTGAATGTGGCTGCCTCCACTCACGCAATCACCTTGACCGCTGCCGCTTCTGGCATCACCCTGGGTGGCGTGGCTGGCATGGCCACTGTTGCTGCTGCTACCAGCGCAACTTATACGTTCGTTTGCACCGCAGTGGGCACCCCTGCCTTCACTGTGTACCGCAAGAACAGCTGATGGGTATGCTCGCCTTTCGGCGGCTGCGTGAACAGGAGGCTCTGGCTACGGCTGGGGCCTCTTTTTCTAATGCAGAGCCTACGCCTACACTTGAAGTAACAGAAGATCAGCCGCTGTCTACCGATGGCAATAACAATCGACGCAACGGTGGGCGGCGCAAACGCCAACAGCTATCTGACACTGGTAGCAGCGGAAGCGATCATTGAGGGTTTTGTTCAGGATGACGATGTAACCGCCTGGGCATCGGCCACCACTGATCAAAAAAACCGGGCGTTGTTTACTGCCGCGCAACGCCTTGATCGTGAGCGTTTTCTTGGTGCTCGGGCAACAGATACGCAGGCTTTGCAGTGGCCCCGTACTGGCGTGCGCAAGCCTGATACCTATATCAATACTTATGCCGTCGGCTTTCCGTTCCGCATCACCACGGATTATTTCACCGACACCGAAATTCCAACGCAGATCAAATACGCACAATGCGTGCTGGCAACGTATTTGAACAACAACAAAGATGGGATGGCTCTGAGCGGACTGGAGGATTACAAGTCCGTGTCCATTGGCAGCCTTAGCGTCACCACTGCAGGCGCTAGCAGCACAGCCACTGGCGTTGATCGCATCCCGCCCATTGTGGAGCGGTATTTAACCGGTCTTAGAATCAGTGGACCGGGCAACATTGCTATTCGCCGGAGCTGATCATGGCTGACTCTGATATGTACAACATTGGTTTTGAGTACATCAGTGACACCAGCGCTCACACCGGCAGGTTTTGGCGGCTGTATGCCCTTGCTGATGCAGTGATCAGTACAGCGACGGTTCAGAACGCCAGCGGCAATACCTTCAGTTCTGTGCCCTTGGCTGCCGGTGATTCAATTGAAGGCGTATTCACAAGCGTCACTTTGGCAAGCGGCAAAATTGTCGCCTACAAAATCTGATCATGAGTGACTCTAACGTTCTCGGTATTGATTACGCCAAAGGCGCAACATTTATTGGCGACAGTACGACGCGCACCGGTCGTTGGGCAGCAATTCATTTCACAACAAATGCCCAAATTGACGCAATTGTTGCGCAGAACTGGGATGGTTCCACCTTGTCTGGTCAATCCATGAGCGCCGCCACAACGTTGTACGGTGTTTTTACAAGCATCAAATTACAAAACGGTCACTGCGTCGCGTACAAGCTCTGATGGCACTTGCTACTTCACTACGGAAGACCGCCAGTAAATTGATGGCTAAGTTTGGCGGCGAAGTCACCATCAGGCGAATCACCACTGGCGCGTATAACCCGACGACAGGCACTGCAACACCAACTGCCTCTGAGACCGTTGTGCGCGGCGTGCTTGAAGCTGTAACTGAACGTGAGCTGAACGACCTGATCAAGAGCACGGATAAGAAGCTGACGGTGGCCGCTGTTGATCTTGCGGCTGAACCCAGCGTGGCTGATCAAGTGACGATCTCAGGGCGTATTTTGCAGACCGTGCAAGTCAACAAGATTGAACAAGACAACGAACCGATTGTGTTTGAGATATTTCTGAGGGAGTGACATGGCCCGGCAAATCAGGATTGGCGAGATTGGTCAGTATGCCGAGGGGCAGCTCAACAAACTGATCACTGCTGCTGTGCTGACGGCTGATGCACGGCTCAAATTACAAAGCCCTGTTGATACGGGCCGTTTCCGTGCAAGCTGGGCGATTGGTCAAAACGCTGCACCGTTTGAGGGTCAACCTGAAGGCAGTTACCCAAACTCGCCGCCACCGGAGGCCGTCAACTATCAACTCGGCAATGAACAGATCGGGAATGTTTACAGCATCCACAACAATCTGATTTACGCTGAGCCTTTGGCGAACGGTCGCAGCGTGCAGGCGCCATCCGGCTGGGTTGATTCCATCGCCAAAGACATTCAAACTTACGTCAACGCTGAAGCGGACCGGATCGGTCGTAACTCATGAGCCTCAACACCGTCCGTTCCTACATCGAAAACCGTATTGCAACGGAGTTTGCCGCCTCGCCTGCCATTCAGGTTGCCTATCAAAACGTTCCGTTCTCTCCGCCGAACAACGCAAGTTGGATTCAGACAAACATTATCTGGGGCGATTCGGCATACATGACGATCCTTACAACCTCTGCTCGTGGCACCGGAGCAGGCTTTGATCGTCGTAACGGCACCCTTGTTTTCAACGTATTTAGCCCGCGTGGTGCTGGGCCTGGTGCTGGACTAACCATTGCTCAACGCTGCATCAGCCTGTTCACACGTTTGCAGCTTGAAAATATAAAATTTGACCCCGCAAATGGTCCGCGTGCCATTGAACCCTCTGTGCCTGAAGGGTTTTTCCAAACGCAAGTAGCCATTACTTTTGAGGCTTACGAGCAAAGCTAGACTCATAACAGCCAATACCGTTCACAACAATGGCTGTCACTGTTTTGTCCGGCACGTCCGGCGCTCTGTATTACAAGCCCGCTGGCACCACCGGTACATTCGGTGAGTCTGGCGTGAATGCTGGTACTGACACGATCACTGTTCAGACTTATCTCAATCTGAAGGCGGGCGATCCTGTTAAGTTCCGCGTCGTCAATAGTCAAACTGGTGGATCTGGCACCGGCACCCTGCCCTCGCCTATCTCTGACGCCACTACCTATTACGTTCTGAGCTACACCGCTGCAACTGGTGCGCTTACCGTATCGACTGCTGCTGGTGGCACCATCCTTGCCATTACCGACGATGGCACCGTGGCTTCACCCAATGAGTTTGAGGTGTATTACGCCGATTACGCCGCTGTCGGTCAGGTTCAATCCTGGTCATTTGAAATCAGCCGTGCTGAAATCGACGTGACCACCATTGGTCAAACCGCCGGTCAGTATGCGCCCTTCCGCGCCTATATCCCCGGTTTTGCGGATGGCAACGGTACTGCCACCATTTATGTCACCAACGAAGACAGCGCCCTGTCTAACCGCATGGTGGAAGACGTGCTGCAGCGTCAGCAAGTTGGTTGCGCCTTCAAGCTGTATACCGACAAGCAAAGCACCGAGGCCCTCAGCCGCTCCATCGCCATGGATGCCGTGCTGTTGACCGCCAGCCTAAATATCAACCCCGACGATGCTCAACAGGTTGAAATCACCTTCCGCCCGTCTGGCGTACCAACCTTTGACTTTGCTACTGCCTGATAAGGTCAGTCAGTTGGAGTTTTCACCCCCGGCCTTGCGCTGGGGGCTTTTTTATGCCTAAAGTAATCACAAACGACCTGTTTTTATGCCTGCGCCTACATCGTCTGCTCTTGCCCGGCTGAAAAAGGCTGCAAATTTGACGCCTATCAAGCGTGTGGTGACTTTGGCAAATGGCGATGTGTTTGAGTTTTACGCCACGGCTTTGACCATGGCAGAGCGTGAGCGTGCGCAGAAAATGCCCGGAGGCGATGACGCCAATGGTTTTGCTTTGAACCTGCTGGTAACAAAAGCAGTTGACGAGGCTGGTCAGCGCCTGTTTCAAGCCGGTGAAATTGCCGAGCTGAAAAATGACGTGCTTGACGCCGATCTTCAAGCCATGATGCTGGCGATCATTACCAACCCCGAGGAGCAGCAAGAGCTAGACATGAAAAGCTCTAAAGGCTGATCTCAAAAAAGACAATCTGTTGTTGCTACAACTCGGCGTTGCAAAAGAGCTGGGCTATTCATTGGCTCAACTCAATTCTGAGGTGACTCTAGAGGAGTTGCTGTTGTGGTCGGCGTATTTTGATCTGACCAATGAGGAGCAGGAACGTAGACTGAAGCAACGCCGTAGGTAAGCCGTGTCTGTCGTAGCCAGCGTTGCCATTAACGTTGACAGCCGTGATGCGGTGCAGAAGCTGCGTCAGGTTGAGCAAGTCAGCAGCAAGCTAGACCAGACATATCAAGACGTAAATGGTCGTCTGCGGGATGCAAATGGCCGTTTTGTCAAATTGGGCGATGCCGCGCAAGGCGCTAGCAAGAAAATTGATATTCTTGGCGGCGCAGTAAAAAACCTTGCCGCGCAATTAGTTGTTGCTGATTTAGCTAGACGGTTTTTCAAGGGATTTGATGAAGCCGAAAAGGCTGCCGCTGCAGTTCGCACACTTGGCGTAGACAGCAAAGCTCTTGAAGGTCAACTTCTTGCAGTAAGTAACCGTCTTGGAGGTTTGTTTTCTCAAACGCAATTGCTTGCTGCTTCATATGACGTAGCTAGTGCCGGCTTTGCTAATGCTGCTGACAATGCAAAAATTCTTGAAGCTTCCGCAAAAGGTGCCGTTGGCGGATTGTCAGACATCAACACTGTTGGCAATGCGGTTACCAGTGTCCTTAACGCATACGGAAAGTCAGCGAATGACGCAGCAATTTTGGTTGATGGTTTTATTCAAACTCAAAACGACGGCAAAATTGTTCTTAATGAATATGCACAACAGATTGGTAAATTAGCGCCTACTGCGGCGGCGGCTGGAGTTGGCATCACCGAGTTGAACGCTGCTGTTGCAACAATTACGGCACAAGGCGTTCCGGTTGAGGCAACGTTTACGGGTCTTAATCAGGCACTGGTTTCAATATTAAAACCAAGCAAAGAGGCAAGTGATCTTGCGGAGGCATTGGGAATTGACTTCAATGAGGCAGGCTTAAGAGCAAAGGGTTTTGGTGGATTACTGCAAGAAGTAAAAGAAAGGACAGGTGGCAGCACGACCGCTATGGTCAAGTTGTTTGGCAGCGTTGACGCACTCAAAGCAGTATTGCCATTGGTCAACGATGACCTTGTTAAATACAACCAAAACATTGAAAGACAAGCGAAAGTTTCGGGCGTTGCAGATGACGCAACAAAGGAGCTTGGCGGTACTGTTTCAAGTGAAGTATCAAAAATGATCAATCAGATTGGGAATCTAACCCGATCACTTGATACTGTTCTTGGTCCTGCGCTTGGTGGAATTGTCAGGCTAATCAATGTAGTGATTGCGGAGGCAACCAGAGGCATCAACGTCTTGGGTCAGCTTTTCAGTCTTGGCAAAAATACAACCATTCTTAAAAGCGCCCTTGAGTCTGGTGATCTTCGCGGCAATGCGGCTGCCAGAGTTATTCCTGGCGTTGACGAGTTAATTGGCCAGAAACGTAGGCAGCAATTGCAAAGGCAAGCTGGCGCAGGTACTGGGCTTTTCGGGCTTGGATTTAATGCACAAAAGTTTGCTGAACTTCTCAAGCAGCAGCCAGAAATTAAACGTCTTTTGGGTGCTGGCGCAGCAACTAATAGAGGAGGTGGCGCTCCCATAGGCGTGGATCCTGCCATTCAAGCCATCTTAGATAGCCTAGACAAACAGGCAAATGGTGGCGGTAAAAAAGGTCTCTCAGATGCAGAACAAGAAGCCAAGCGTTTAGCCGAAGAGCTAAAGCGATCTCTTGAAACAGGTGATCGGCTTGGTACTGAATTTAAACGTCAAGTACTGCTGCTTGCAGAAGCCGATGAAATCGAGCAAAAACGTTTGCAAATTCAATTTGACTTTGAAGATCGCGCCAAGCAGATTTCCGAGCTAAAGAACACTGAACAGCAAACCAATCTTAATCAGTTAAACACTGAAATACAAAGGCTTGAAATAATTAAACTGCAAACAGAAGAACTTAAAAGACAAGCCGAAGAAGCTGAAGAGCTTTTCAGCAAAGCGCTTGAAGGCACAGACTTTAGTTTTGAAGGCAAAGGCACAGTTGCGTCGGGTTTAACAGACAAGATCTCACAATTAAAAGAAGAGTTAGACCCAATCAAGCTGAAAGTCGATACCATCGTTAATGGCGCTACCGCGATTGGCGATGCTTTTAGTACAGCATTTGGCGAAGTAATTACAGGAGCCAAATCAACTCAAGAAGCGCTGGCGGATGCCTTCAAGAAGATTGGGGATGCCTTTATCAGCATGGCAGTTGAAATTATTGCCAAGCAGATGACTTTAATTATTCTGCAGTCAATTTACAACGCATTAAGTGGTGCTAGCGCCCGCGCAACTGCGGGCAAGAATTTGACTGGTACTGGAGCATTGGCTCAGCCAGCGGCAGTCCCTGGATTAAAAATTGGGGGCTACGCCGAAGGTGGTTTTGTCACTGGTCCCACTCGCGCACTAATAGGCGAAGGCGGCGAACCGGAATACGTCATCCCCGCCAGCAAAATGCGCTCTGCCATGTCTCGTTACTCGGCTGGCGCTCGCGGCTCCGCTGTAATCCCTGCCGGCGAAGGTGGTGACGGCATGGGCGGCACTGCCACAATGGCACCAGCATCCATCGACGTGCGTTACACCGTGGAACGCATCAACTCCGTGGATTACGTCACCGCCGACCAATTCCGCGCTGGTATGCAACAGGCTGCAGCGCAAGGCGCTCAACGCGGCGAGCAAGCCACCATCCGCCGCCTCAAGCAATCCCAGTCAACCCGTAGCCGCCTCGGAATCTGATGACTGTTACTACCGGGCCAGAATTTAGCGATCAGATTGCCTACGGGCACCTGGTGCGCTTCTACTACAAAAACACCCTCCCGTACCTGTACCAAAACTTTTACTCAGACGGCGACTTCACGTACCAAGGCGACGTTTACGGCTCTGCTGTTCCTTTTGGTTTTACGGGCGTCACAGTCAACCGAAACGGCGACAACCAATCCACCAATCTGATTTTTCCGCAAAACGGAATTACGCAGGCAGTATCAGCAAAACTGCTCAACCAATCTGGCTGGCGTGCTGAGGTTGAAACGATGCTGTTCGACCCGGATGACCGTACAAAGTTTCGGTCTCTCAGCACTTATACCGGCATGGTGGTGGCTGCCGTGTACGCCGGTCCCACCATCGAACTGGAGCTAGGCAACATCCTGGATGCCGTTGGTGCTGATGTACCACGCCGCCGTCTGACGGAGGATCTGTTTGGTCCGCTGCCTACCACCGCCAATGTGCGATTGCAGTGATCTTGTCGGCAAACCTTACCGCCTTGGCGCTGATGGCAGCGACGGAGCAATCGACTGCATCCATTTGGTTTACACAGTGCTGGGCAGATTAGGCATCCCCACGCCTGAGTTCCAAGCTGACTGGTACACCGCCGACATCAAAACGGTCTTACGCGACATCCACAAATGGGGTCGTCGTGTTGCACAGCCGCAGTACGATGGTGACGTGGTAATGCTTGCCCACGACAACTGGGCTTTCGGGGTTACGTGGCAAGACGGCATTTTCTACATCAATCGGGATCTGCTGAAGGTGGCTTGGCTCCCTTTGTGCGCAGCACCCAAATGCCGCTGTTACCGTATGAAAAAGATCTAATTGAACTTCTCGGGCTTACGGAGGAAGAATATAAAGCGCACAAAAAAGAATTACTTTGGCAAAACAGAGAGCGTTCGGCT